CGAATCGCGACACATCGACACTACAAGCACGCCAGATATATAAGGTTCGACACATAAGGTATATTCGAGAGGTTTCAAAATGGAAGGAGTTGGAGAATATGGAAATTAAGAAGGGAAAAAAGGACATGAAGATTGTGCTGAAATACAATCATACGAGAAATGACTTAAATTTTGACCGTATAGATATGGATAAGTGCAACGCCAAGGTTATGCTCAAGAATGGAAGGACGATATATTCTTCTGAGATAAAGTACATAACCGTAAACGTCAAGAAGGAGGCGGGAGCATGAGCGTCAATCAGTCATGGAATGGGGAGATAGCCGGCTTTGGGACCGGCACAAGCAAGGCGGGGAAGCCTTATGGAGTTGTGAAGATAAGGGGGGACTTCGAGGGTGAGAAGGAGTTCAAGACATTCTATCCGGCCAAGCTGGACAAGTTCTGCGTAGGGCAGCGCGTCCATATCGACATCTGGGAAGGTTCCAAGCAGGGGGACATCATGCAGAACATAGAGCTGCTGGAAACATTGACAGAGCAGGCCATGGCCAAGGCTGGAATACCAGGGCCGGGCAAGTCACCCATGGGGCCTTACATTCAGCCGGCCTGCCATGATGACCTGGCGCGCAGGATATGGTTCGGCTGCTGCCTCAACGTGACCGGGCAGTTGTACCAGGCAGGCGGTTTGCTTCCCAAGCCTGAGCTCGTTGCCGAGTATGCACAGGCCCTCTTTGCCAAGACCAAGGATTTCGCAGGGGTGGCCTGATGTTTTCCATCGAGGAGATAGAGGACGTGCATTTTGAGTGCAGCTGCGGCTTCCAGACCTTCTTTGATGATGAGGCCCGAATCCACGTCCTTGCGATGGAGGATGAACCAGGGCACGATCTCGACTATCGCGTAGTCCTGAGACGAATCCCGGTCCTTGTTGACTTACCCGCGAATGACGAGCGAGGAACGAGTGAGGAGTGAGCTGTTATGAGCGAAAGGGAAAAGCAGACGAGAGCCAAGTTAAGGGAACGGCTGAATAATGCAGAGAAAGAGATAAAGAGGCTGACGGACATAATAGAAGGCATCGAAGAAATACAAAGCAATCAGCAAGTTAGTGTTACCAAAGGAATAGTGCTTCCCCAAAGAAACAATGACACCGGGGACAGGGGCGGGGTTCCCCGGGGCACTCCTAAGTCGGTAATCGCTAATGGTAGCCCTACCGAGGCCGCGATGCTACGCATACATGACTCCGGGGTGAGAGATGCTATTGCATCCCTGCGGGAGAAGGTGGAAGAGAAGTTATATCAAATAGAGTGTGCCGATATGTTATATTCAGATTCGCAAAAGAAGAACATAGAGGTTTGGACGATAGAAGGGTGTGCAGTCTTCAATTGCGTGAAAAAAGAAGTCCTCAAACTTTTCGATGAAGTAAAGAACGGGAAGGTGTGACGGATGAGAATACTGATAGCATGTGAGTTCTCGGGGATAGTCCGGGATGCCTTCATAGCCCAGGGACACGATGCCGTAAGCTGCGATTTACTCCCTTCCGAGCGTCCAGGGCCGCATATCCAAGGGGACGTTCTCGAACATCTTAATGACTGTTGGGACGCTATTATAGCTTTTCCTCCATGCACCAGGCTTGCGGTGAGCGGTGCGCGATGGTTCAAAGGCTTCAAGGCAGAACAGGATGAAGCCATTAATTTCTTTATGAAAATATGGGACGCTCCGGTAAAATTCATGTGCATAGAGAATCCCGTGGGTGTCATGTCCACAAGATTCAGGAGGCCCGACCAGATTATACAGCCCTGGCAGTTCGGCCACGGGGAAACGAAAGCAACGTGCATATGGCTGCGCGGCTTTCCCAAACTGATTCCCACTGGCATAGTGACCGGCAGAGAGCACAGGATACACCGGATGGCCCCGGGGCCTGACAGAGCAAGGGAACGCAGCCGCACGTTCCAGGGAATAGCGGACGCGATGGCTGAGCAGTGGGGAAAGAAGGGGAAGGTGTGAAGATATGAAACCCTATTCTATTGCCCGGGCTGCTCTCCTCAATCAATTCAGCCCGGACTGGCAGATGACCATGAAGCAGTATGTCGTCGGCCTTGTATATGAGTGCTGCGGTGTGGATGTCTGGATCAATGGCGTGTGGTTCAAGATGAATGATGGTGTCCTCGAGGTGTCCTCATGAGCCAGGGCAAGCGTCCTCCAAGCTGCATCCGGTGTGGTGCTGCTACAGCTGGCGGCACTCGATGTCATGGTTGCCTTCATGAACTCAAGAAGGCTAAGAAAACACCAGGAAAGCAACGATACCTTTTAGGGTATTAAATACATCGGGCTTAGCGAATCTCTTAAATTTGATGCCTTTTTGAGCCTTTAGAAGTCCTCTGTCAAGTCCTTTCCCGTGAGCTTGAAACTCCTTTTGTATTTAGTTACCCACCCGAGCGCGCGAAGAGCGCGCACGTTGTTCCAGTAAGTCATCCTGGTAGTTCCGCAAACTATGAAAACAGCCCTCTCCATCTCCTTCCTGCGGCACCAGTTCCTGTCAGGATCATTGGGAGTGTTCCTTCGCATGTCAAAGCGCAGCCTCTGCATGATGCGCTTGAGCTTGTCCACTGTCATATCATTTACACCACTATTGCCAGCAGGCTACCGCTGATGTAGATGTCCCCCGAGGACAGTCCTGCCGCGCTCGTCGGAAGGCCCACAACGGAGAGCTTGCTGCCTGGCGTCGATGTCCCGATGCCCACCTTGCCGCCGCTCTGTATCATAATGCCTGGGCCAATCTGCATGTTCATGTAATCCCCAAGCGTCCTGTCGTAAGCATAAACATATCCAATCGTGCTTGTGCTTCTTATCTCCACTCCTGGACCCGTTCCCGCCGCCGGGACAGTTCCGGTTGCTGTTGTCCTGATTCTTCCCGCCACTTCAAGGTTTGTCGCGGGACTCGCCGTGCCTATGCCGACTTTGCCTGAAGAATCCATTGTAACAAGATTTCCTGAATTTTGTAATTGCAATAAATTTCCATTGTTATTAAATTTAATATAAGCTACATCGTCATCAGCAGAATCTCCAAAGGTAATACCTGCAATACCAGCAGTTCCAGATTGGATATTTAAATATGCATTATCTCCTGCTGCATCATTATTAGAAATAAGTGCATATGTACTACTAATAAGAGTTGCAGGGGTTCCTGTATCTCCTGCTATATGTAGTTTCGCTCCAGGACTCACCGTCCCTATGCCGACGTTTCCATCAGTTCCCACCACAAGCGCATTGCCTGATATGCAGAGCGTGGCGCCTGAGAGCAAGCCTGTGGAAACTATCTGAGTGCCGCTGATTGTTCCCACACACGTGATGTTTGCCCCGCTTAACATCCCATCATAATAGATGTTGTTCCAGTTGCCTGTACCATAGCCACCCGGCACATTCCCATTATACCCCAGGTTTATTGTGGCTTTCGTCACTCCTCCACTATGTCCCGGTGCAAAATCAACAAGAGATAAAGTTGGAGAACCTAAACCTATCGCCGTCGCTGTTGGGCTCTTTAGGTATGTAGTGAATAAATCAACCGTGTAGATATCCCTGAACCTTTTTGAAGAGCTTCCCAGATCAGAGCCAGACATATTCACATCAGGCAGTATATGAGACTTGGTTATAATCTGGCCTTCCATCGTCCCGCCGGCAAGCTGTAGAAACTGTCCGCTCTGCGCTGTCCATACCGGGTCGTTCTCTGTTCCCACGGCCACGCCGTTCTTGTATATCTCCCTGGCGTCCAGGACCTTCGTGACGATGTGGGGGTCTATGTTCTGGCGTGGGTTGTCATATCCAGCAGTTCCCGCAGAACCCTTCCCAGACGCAAAATTCTGCCCCTTCCTGCCACGAAGCTGTTCCACGGCACCTTTCAGGGAAGCCATGCTAAACTATTGAAGAAGGAGGGATTTAAGCTTTTGGTGCGCATCTGGCCTTTCCCACGGCAAAGCCCATCATCCCGGAGCATATGGCAGCTACAGGAAGAAGGTAAGCCCCATCCACTTTCATTATGAGAGCCACCGCTTCCATTCCTATCAGGCCGAGGCACACTATGGTTTCATCTCTCATGACATCGCCTTCGTTCCCTGCGCCGTCCCCACGTAGAGCGTGCCGCCCGACAGTATGAGCATGCCCGATCTGAGCGTGACGTTGTCCCCCGTGTGGTCTGCGAGGAACAGTTCTGAGCAGATGAATGGTCCCGAACTGGTTCCCTTGCCCATATCATGCACCTAAACGTTGCTCCCGAGTATGATTACCCTCTGTCCGTTGGAATAAGGAATGAAAGCAAGCAGGGCTCCGGAAACAGTCCCGCATGCCGTTGCCATCAGCGAGCCGCTTACCCTACCATCGTAAAGAAGAGTTGTCGTTGCCATGATATCACCCTCAAGCCTGGGTGTTCGTTATCAGGCAGACGGCCTCCGGATTCGTAAGCTGGGTCACTCCAATCTCGAAGGCCCTTATCGTGTACTTGATGCCGGGGTCCTCTATGGAAACAACAGTAAGCGGGAGTGCTTCCTTCCACGTGCCGCACTCCTTGCCTATGCAGACCATGGCGTAGTCAGCGGTCACGTTGTTGGACTTGATGATTGTCAGACCGCAAATCTTACCCATTACGCCGTTCTTCGTCACGGAGTCGGTGTAGAACTGCGCAGCGTTGCGAACGTTGGCATTACCCAGCAAATTTGCGTAATCCTTGGGGCTGAGCACGAGATAGCCGTTCCTGTCGCTGTCGTAGTTGTCCGTGTCTATCTCCTTCTTTGCGTTGAGTATGTCCTGGATTGGGTCACGGTTGGCCAGTGTTGCGCTGTCCCATTCGTTACCCGCTGCTATCGTGACGGAGTTTATGAGCACCGGCGTCCTGTTCTCAGTCAGCGTGTCCCATATCTCCCCGTCTACGCTCTTCGCAACCGCCCTGGCAATCCTGAGCAGTGTCCTGGCGATGACGTCCACGTTGTTCGTCATGGCGTCCTCCCAGCTTACCACTCCTTCCAGGCCGTGCTTGAGCATCCATTTGGATTTCTTCGTCCAGTTGACCTCGCCGTATGGGAAGCCTGCCAGCCTTGGTATGCCCTTGACTGCCCTGGTACCCTTCGCTGTCAGGTCAGCTGCCGTTTCCTGATAGTATGATTCCTGCCATGAGCCTGAGCTCTGGACCATGACAAGCTGCTTGAACTTGTACTCAGCGAGAGCAAAACCCTTGACCATTCTATCGATGTTTTCCTTCCTCAGGGCTACTTCACCTGTGACAGTCATAATCAAGCACCTACAAGGACCTCAATCACTTCACCACCGCTCGCCCCGCTTGCCGTAGACGTTTCAAGCGCTTTGCCTACTCCGTTTCCCGCTGCCAGTTCTGCCTCTGTTGCGGTCTTTATCATGTTGGCTCCCGACAGAGAAACGAAAGCGCCTGCTGTTATTGCAGGACCTACTGAAACCATGTCGAATATTCCGTAAGTGTAAGCGCTTATCGTTGTTGCGTCATCGTTGTCTGCCTTTGCCGCTGCCGCTATCCCTGCGAAGACGTCCGCTGCCGAAGAAGCAGATGCCGTCCTGGGGTCAGTAAGTTTCAGCACGCAACCCTTTGCTATTGCCGTGCCTGATGCGCACGTGTACTCTACCGGATCCCCGCCATTCCCAAGAAGCTGCACTATGATTGCTTCATTAGCCATGAGAATAGATAGCAGTCCCTATTTAAACGCTTTACTTTTTTTTATTCTTTTCCCTCAATTCTATCTGGAAGCGGTTGAACTGGTTGCCGATTTCACCCTCCAGGAGTATGATGCCCTTCTTGTAAATGATTCTTCCCAGTGCCCAGCATGCTACTCCGGTTCCCAGCGTGATGGCCAGTCCTTCCCAGAACCCGAAGAGATATCCTCCGAGCAGCGCATACCTGAACACTGATATCTCTGACATTCCCTTCTCGAAGTATGCCTTCTGAATGAGCAGGCGATACAATCTTGTCCGCACCATCCGCTCGGTGGGCATGCGCTCATATGAACTCAATCGTAACCTGGTCACAGCATATCCCCTTTGCTTCGAACATCTTCTTGCACTTGTGGCACTGCCAGCGGTCTTTCTTCACTCCTATGCCTTCCACCGACACAAATGGCGCAAGGATGCCTCCATTCGCCACGTCAAGGGGCGGACCCATCGCCTGGGGTATTTCATCAAGCTTGAGGCATTTGCGCAGCAAATAGGCCAAATTTTCGTTCCTGCGAGCATTGGGGCGGACTATGCGAAGCACTGTATCCAGCGCGTTCTCAGGAAATGCAATCTCGAACAACTGTATCGGGCGCACTCCCAGCTGGGCCATGCCCATCTGTCCCGGCTCATGCTCGAATGGGAAGTACTTGGCTGACAGGTCAGCTACCCACTGGTTGAGTTGGGCATACTGGCCACGGGCAGCAACATAAAGGTGCATCAGATACTCAATCCCGTGCCTTCCAGGAAGGCGTTTATCTCATCCTTCTGCTTGTCTGCTGGCGTCTTGGTGTCCTGTGGAGTGGCTATAGATCGACCCTGCGCCTCTATCTTCGACTGCGCAAGCTTCAAAGCATCGTCCAGGCGCTTCTCGTATGCCTCGAGTTCCGCTATCTTCTCAGACACACGCTGTTCTATCGGTTTAGGGATATTCTCAGGGGCCGGAGAAAGTGCCTGAGTTGCCGGTGGATTTGGAGTTTCATCAGCCATAAGTATTTAGTGCTCCTTGAGGTTATTAACCTTTCTGTCCTTCTGCGGTCCCGGTGTCTGGACGTTTCCCTGTTCCTGGTCTGGCGCTATGTCCGCCGGGAAGTTGAACTCCACGTCAAGACCCAGCTGCGCCTTTATCTGCGCTTCAAGGAACCGCTGCGAGTGCTCTATATTCTGCTGGAAAGCAAGGTACACAATCTTGGCCGTGGCTTCTGTCGTTGAGCCACCATGACCCAGAACTATCATCGGTACTCCCTCTGCCATGATAAAGTATTCCTCGAGTTTGCGCAGCCATGGCAACGGGTCCAGTGTGGAATACTGCGGTATGCTCATGCGCTCCATCGTTGCCGTGCCTTTCGGCACCACCATGTTCTCCCCGTTCTTCACAGCTGCATCCAGCTTTGCCTTGAACGCCTGCACCTTCGCCTCGTCGTCCTCATCCACTTCCGTTACAATCAGAGGCTTCACGTAGCGGTGGAATACAATCCTCATGTCCGCTCTGGCTTCGTTTATCGAATCTATTATGCCTTCCACCTTCTCTATGGTGCTCCTGCCGTGGCACTCATCGCCCACTCTATTCCAGGGGAGGTGGAATATGTCCTCAGGTTTAAACGCAATCTTCTTTGAAACGGCACCATAAGTTACGTTCTGCTCATAGCCTGTAATCGTGCCCTTCTCACCTGAGAGTATTGAAAGGCTGCCGGGGTTTATCGGCTTGAGGTTTATTATCTTGCCTTCCTTGTCGCGGACTATCTCAGCGAATGCATCCCCGCCTACAGTGTAAGCGACAACCATGTTAAACATGATGTCATTAAAGGTGTCCTTTCCACAACCAGTGAAGCTTAGTAAATTATCTTTTACCAGCTTATCAGCTTCGAATCCTTTTCCGAGTGTCCAGATGGCTTTCTTGTTCACCACAGCCGCGAGCTCCGGTATCGTCTTGTAGTAGCCGAACCATTTCGACCAGTCGCATGTGTACTTGGTGCCTGGGAAGTCCTGCTCTGAGGAATCGATCGTAATAGTGGAAACCGTGTTCTTCATGTCAGTGTTGACCGCGCTTGAGATTCTATTCTCCACCATGAAGATAATTCACCATGCTTTCTTAAATATCAAGTCGGAAGGGCACCCACAGTTTAAGAGGGTAAGAGCCGTCCGGGTCAAACCAGTTGCGGCATACTACTCCACCGCTGTCCAGTGCTTCTATGCTCAGATGCAGTCGCAGTGTGTCCCCAGGTATGAGTTTTGTTCTTGCGCAATTTATGGAACCCGTGTATGTCGCTTCCCCCGTGTTCACATCAGGCAGTGTCACAGTTCCTATCGTTGTTGCCACCCCGTTCCTTATCCTCTGCAAAGTGAATGTCGGTATGTTCCGGTCGCCTCCGGCACCCGATTCTCCGTAGTGGTGCTGCACAAGCGCCGTGCCCTGTATCGTTGCCGAGTTCTCCACAGCGCAGTCGAAGTCGTAAGTGAAAGTCCCGTCCGTGTGCACCACATACTGGTCATTCGATGCAAACACATGATCCCTGAGAATGTAAGCCGGTGTTCCCGTCACGCTGCCGCAATAGTAGACTATATAAGAGCGACCGGCCAGCATGTCCACGAAGTCAAAAACATTCAGGACCTTCTCCCCCGTGAGCGGTCTTATCTCCCTGTCGAACATCAGGCACCTTCCATAAAGGTTTCCACTTTCTTGTCGAGCAGAACCGCTATGCACTCGTCAGCCCGTGCCTTTAGGACGTTTATCATGGTTTCCGCTTCCGAGCGCGAAGTGAAGCCTGAAATGTCGTAATTAATCATGTATATGGCTGCCAGGTTGCTTATCGCCTCCCTGAGTGTGTTCTTCACATCGTCGTTGAGTGTTGGGAACTTGTCCGTCCAATTGTAGCGCGTCACGTTGTTAACAAAGCTTTCCGCTTCCGAAATGAACGTGTCCGTATAAGCCGCACCGCTTATGCTGTTGTTCACGTTCAGTCCGCACTTCGTCAGAAGATAGGAACCGGAAACAATCGTCACTCCCATTATCTCCTCTCCCTCAAAGCTTTCACTATCTCATTAAGCGCGGCGCAGATTGCGAATGTCGAGGTGTCCACAACTACAAAATTCGTGCTCTTGGCGTCCTTCTCGTCCGTCACTATCTCAATTAAATTCATGCCAGGAACAACCTCAGACCCTTTTCCCTCACGCACCAGCAAGCCCTCACAAATGCCTCAGCTATATGAGTGTATTGCCCGAACAGCTTAATATTCTTGTCGGCCGTGTACTCATACCTCACTGATTTCAGGGAACGCAGCGCATCTACATGGTATAGCATCTTCAAGTGGCCGGATTCCATGAGGACGAGCGCGTTTGAATACAAGTCCTCTTTCAGGATGCCTTTCATGTGCTCCTCCTTGTCCACGCTCCTCTTGGCGTTGTTCAGTCCCACCACACGCCGGCCTATCTTCTCAATCAGTATGTCAGTGGGGCCGCCACCTATCCCTGCGTCGTCTATGAAGACCTTATTGAAGTGAAATATCTCATCCAGCTTCAAAACCCTGCCTATCGTGTCTGTCGTGCTTACTCTGGAAGTAGTCAGGAATTTCACTATGTTCACATGGTCCCTGCGGTCCAACTCAGCCACGACGAATGCGTTCTCATCCCCTCCATACCTGGCTATGTCCACGCCGAGGTAATAGCGGCAGTCTGCCTTCTTGTCCGTTTCTGTTTCCCAATTCACGATAGAGGCGCACTCCTTGAGTAGTTTCGTGTCAAAGAAGGCGTTCCACTCGTCTATGAACTCTCCCAAGTACTCCTGCGCATATTCCTGCTTCGTCATGCGCTTCCGTTCCTTTTCCAGGAAGTCTACCGGTATTCTCGGGCAATTCTCGCTGCTTATGTGGAAAGTCCTGAAATCCGGATCATCGAAGGAGGAAGCGAAATATCCGCCCTTTCCAAATGGTGTAGATAGCAGGATTATCCAGCCGAAACCCCTCGCCTTCCTCGAAACCGCTATCATCGGGATTACCGCCTTCCAGACCTCTTCCGGAATGTAAGCGGCTTCGTCAGCTATCAGCAGGTCCAGCGTGAAACCTCGTATGAAGTAGCCGGTCCTGCCGGCCGGCAGCGTGAATATCTTCGACCCATTCTTGAACACCATCCGGCTCAGTGTTGGTGGTTCCGCGTACTCCATCTTCATGTCATCGACCTCAGAGCGTATCTTGTCGAAAAGAAGGGAGCTCTGCCTCTGCGCGGCGGCAATCACCATCGTCACAGTCCCTGGATGCTCATTTGCGAATCTCGCTGCTTTCATGGCTATGACAGTCGATTTTCCCACCTGGCGGCCTGAACGGATGGCGATATTGCCTTTGTGCTCCAAAACCTCATTCTGCCATCTATCCAGCGCAAGCGATGTCATTCATGGACCTCTTATATGCAGTTTTCAAGTATTCCTGGATATCTTGCCGAGTTTTGCAGCCCTCGAGCTCTGCATCTATGGATTCGGTCAGCCCGATGTCTTTCTCAAGCTCCGTAACCCGCGCTTTTATCGCTTCCTCTACTCTTTTCTGTGCCTTTCGATGCGCCCGGAACACTTTTGACCTTTCTGTCTTCTTTTTTCTTGTCATTATAAACTGGGGCGTACTCAAAGTGCCCTGGTATCTTCCTCTTGCCACCCGATGGCAGCAGATAGTAAGCAAATATGACATTTCCTTCCTTTTCTCCTCTCACCCTCATCTTCTTTTCTATCTCCATGGCCTTTTCTTTCCTTCTCTCCCTCGAGAGCCATTTCCAAGGCGTTTTCTCTTCTTCCTGCTCTTTTTCTGGCAGAGGTGCAAACTGCGGTTTCCTTGGCACATCTACAACCCTTAACATTGTTTCCAGCATCAGGCGCGAGGCGTCATTCGGCGTCATGTCGAGGAAAAGATGCGATTCCTCCCACTGCCTGACAAAATATTTAAACCTCTCATAAGGGAAAGGGTCCTCATCACCGAAAAGCCTGTACATCTCCTCATCTATGGCTTTCACCCTGTTCTTCGCGCAGAATCGTCCCATGCTGTTCACCGCATCCCTCGCCGATATGTCTTTCCATGCCTGGTATACTTTGTTGTCCGCCCTGAGGTACTGATACAGGTTCCAGACGTTCTTTGGCACTTTCGGCGCGGCCTGGATTGCACTCTTATCAAAAGATTCCATTATCTTTGTCAGCGGGGACGGATTCGAAACACCGTAGGCAAACAGTGGGTCATTCTTGTAATCATAGGTTCCCGTGAACAGTTTGCGCCACTCTCTCAGTCCTGGTAACAGCGTGTTAATATCCATGATAAAATTATGTCGAGGGCTACATTTATTCTTTTTCCTTTTTCTTCAAGAGTCGCTGTTATATCTTTTGGGGGTATGGGGGCCTGTTCTCCCCAAGGGCAGAGTGAGCCAAGCAGGGGGGAACGGGGGCCAGCGCACACACACCCCCGGGCAGAGTGGGCAGGGGGGAAGGGGGGCGCTTGCGTAAACACCCGGCGCACAGAGCGCCCCCGGACCAACAGAGCAGGGGGGATGGGGGCGTGTTTTCTGTTGCCCTCCGCGAGCGCCGTCCGCGCTGCGGCCAGCGCGCGGACATGGGCGCGAGCGTTTGTCGCGCCCTGTTCGGACAGGGCCATGGGCGCATGGGGCGCGGGGCGGGTAAATAAACGTTAAGACAGAGCGCCGGCGGCGAGGCGGGCGGCGCGGGCGGCCGGCAGGCAGAGCGCCGCGGGCGCCGGCTGGTGGCGGCCAGTCTTTTCGACTAAATCCTTATACGTTCGTACCATACGCCTTTATAAAGGGTCTATTATACGTTCGTACCATAAAGCTTTATAAGGTGAGGGGACTAACCAATATAACAGAAGGGGAGAGTTGCGGGAAGTGCTCGCTCGCTTGGACGCGAGCTCGCAAAGGTAAATACAACGGGCTTAACGAATCACTGGATCATAAAGCTGTGGTGTATATGAACGATCGGGTTCTCGAGCGTCTCCGCAAGGCAGAGGGAATGTCCAGGAGTGAGTTCTTTACTGAGAGCATTTCAGGCCGGCGCTATTCTCTCCCAGGGTGTCCTGCACGGCAGGAGAATGTTCCGCATATCAGGGGCCGTCGTTAAAATTCAACCAGCTGAGCGAATCCCTGACCCTGTTGT